AAGAACTTTACTTTTATAAAAAGTTCTTTTAAGGAAAGAAAAATTTTCTGGCTCAATAAATTTTTCTAGCACTTTTCCTTTATCGGATGAGGTAAAGCCCATTCCGTAATGTTTTTCACAAAAATCTGCGTAAAAAACACCATTAAACCACAAATGTGTTTCTTTAACGGCAGCTCCCATATCATCACCATTGGTAACGGGCCTGACAAAATCAAAGAAACTATCATCTGTGTTTGAGTACCATGCATACATGAGACATAGAAGACCATACATACTGTTATCTTCCGTTGTTCCGTATTTACCAGAAGGTTGAATCCCTGGAACACTGAACAAGTCTAAATTCATCTCAATAAAAACATGTAAATTTTGTGTAAACAAAGCTCTAACTATGTTCATAGCAGAAGCATTATATCCACTAGACTCCAAAACATTACATATAACTGTAAAAACGCCCAATTTCATCTCATAAATCTGGGATTGGTCAAAAGCAGCATAATCACCTTCTATAATATATGGAGAAAAATTTCGAAGCTCATCTACAACTATACCAGGATTGGAATGCATATCCACTCCAATAGCAGTACAAAAGAGTGATGGGAACTCCATCATGAGAGTATAGAAAGGACTTAAAAACATCTTGTTTAAAACAAGAGTATCTAAAGGACCTGCAAAGAAAACTCGTGTTTTCCCAATCTCATTTTTCTCCCTCGAACGAGGTTCATCCTTGAGATGTGCTTTAAAAACGACAGGCTCAACTTCACCTCTTTCAAAACAGGACAAAATATTAGAGAGTTTTGCACTAAGAAAAGAATTAGGCATTCTTACCAATTCTGATGGTTCATCAAAAACAACAGGTAAGTAATCCTTTTTCTTTCCTGGAAAACCAAAACCCCCCGATGTAGATGCATTAATGCGTCTATACAAAGGGTCTTTTCCTATACCATTAATAGCTGCACTGAGCGTCAAGGGAGAAAGTTTCTTCTGACACCCATTGAGAATTCTCAAAGTAAGAACTTTAATGCATTTATCCAAAATTTTATTATCCAAACCAAATCTATTTCTAGATAGAGATTTAAGACATATATTCCATGGTGAGTAATAAGTTCCATTTTTTGTGAAGGGCTTCATGGGTGGAGGACCATATTTCCAATGACCGCTCGAATCATGTAGTGATGCACCATAAATTCTTTCCACTTCTTTGAAAAAAGGAGTTGTGACTACATTACTTTTGCCCTTAATCATAACTTTTCCAGGCAACTTTCCATAGTAATCAATACCATCTAATCTTTCAAAGTTGAAAGGTGATTTTGAAAGAGGCGAGGAAAATTCAAAAGGAAAAGAACCTTCAGAATGAATTCTCATATAGACTTTGTTCTTTGCATAAGTTTCCATGGCTTCCATCAATGGTTTTTTAAGAATTATACTAGAATAGCTCATATCATCAGTATGAGAACCAGCTACATGAAGACCTCCAACAACATAACCACCACTTTTTGCAAGTAAAAGTGGTTTGCCACATTCACCAATCTTGTGCTCTGGCCACGGATAGATATAGTATTTTGACAAAATATAGCTTCGACCAAAACTATCATCAACATGCATTGGATCAGTATCAAAAGTAGCTCTAGTGTGGTCTCCAGAAATAATAGCGGGACTTGACATAGCAGAAGAAACTGGAGAATCTGAAAAATAATCAACAATATCCTTAAATAAACATCCATTAAGACGCAACATACAAATATCGTCTGCCACGTGTATTAAATCTTTAGATGTAACAATAGTCTCTGTGTACCTATTAGAAATTGAAAAATCATTTTTAAAACAAGTTTTAACACTCCATTTTCCAGTTTTAGTAGGTCCAAAAGAATGTTTGGTAACCAAAATTAAATCACCGTTAACTCCCAAACCATAAGTTTCCATACCTTCATCTCCTTCTATTCTCAAATAGCGGAGATTTCTGGTAATTCTCTTGCTAATGTCTCCACTAGCATTCAAACAAACAGAATTAATAGGAGTAACCTCAGAAGGACACCAAATTTGAACTTTATCCATGTTCTCCCTATTACTCTTATCACTAGTTCCATATTTCTCATCAAAATCAACAAAAGAGTCAGCTTTGTGAGATTGAGCTTGTATCTTATTTGCAACTTCTTTGAGAAAAATTTTCCTAGCGGCAACATACAAAGTCCAAGCTCCAGCCGCAACAACACAGGCTTTTACCAAAGGACTGGTTTTATACCATTTTTTGGTCAAAGGGAAATTTTCTGGCTCATAAGAACCCAAAATAACCTTAAGATTATTAAAGCATTTTGAGGAAGCAAAATCTTTAGCATAACTAAAGAAACTTTGATAAAAAATTTCTAAAACACAACTCATCAAATAAACACTAAACCAAAGACCAACATTAGAGGAAGATTTTATGTATTTATGATACATATTATGACTTTTCCAATAAATATAATCTTTACATGGATTAATTCTATCAGTTACTGAGTTATACGTTGCAGAAAACCAAGTATTGAGCTCAACTACTTTATTATGGAGAGATTCAGATTGAAGTTGTGAACGTTCAAGGTCTTTCTTCTCCCTCAATTTTGTACTAAAAGCCCTATCTATATGTAATCTCATACGCTCGTCAAGAACTTTACGAAGCTTGTAAATGTCGTCTTCAAATGAATGAACCATATGATAAACAGGAACACTTTGAACAGTATTAACAACTGTTCTCGTGAAAACACTAAAAGTATATCGATCTAGAATATCTGTATCAGACTGAAGAGACTTCTCTACATCAATAGAAGGGCCAGTTGAACTCTTAAATTCATCTTTAACCTTAACTTCTACATATAAAAATCTTCTATGAATAGCTGCTGGGTTAGAAACAATATCTTTAAGATTCAACTCAGGATTATTAGTATCAACTATAACCATTTCTGGTATAGCCCATACTTTTCCCTTTTTCTCTAAAGCAGCCATATCAAGTGGCATGGGAAGAGAATCTATTAAAGAGGTCATTTCTTCTACGACCACATCTCCTTGCTTTTGCACAAGACCTTTTGATTTTGTACCTAGCTCAGAATAATGAATAAAAGGATGTGATAATGGTTCATATCCTTCCATATATTGAGAAGTAACTAACCTAGTAAAAATATGTGAATCATCAAACTCTCGGCCTTTAACTTCAGACCAAACTTTCAATATTTCAGGTAATATTTTACTCTTACCAACTCCTGGTTCACCATATAGTATAACAGCAAAAGGAACATCTCTACGTTTCCCCAAAAGTTGATTTGAGACTTTGTTGTAGCTAGCATTTAGCTTGATGCACATTTCTGATACACTCCGATATTTCTGTGAATATTTTGGGATTAGTTTTAAACTGGATTCCAAAAAAGAAATATTGGGTTTTAGCTCCATAGCATATTTACGTGCACACTGTTTACCTGGAACAGGTAAACCTGAGTACAATAAATCATCCCATTGAAGCAAAATCCGTGAGGATTTCATACAAGTCGAAATAGGATCACTACCAAGAAGAAGATCAGAACAGGGTATTCCCTGAACTAAAGCTTCTCCGAAAGTGGCCAATTGCGACAATGACTCCAACACAGATGGAACAAAAGAAGATAGAGGTTGGGGTTCAATTTTCCCCAAGATTCTCTCTATTCCACCAGAGAAATCTTTACTAAAAAGATGTAGAGAACAAACTTTTAGAACAATGTTCCTAATTGCTTGTAAAAGACTAGATCCTAGTAAAGACTCATAGAAATACTTAGCCTGATTAAGAGCGTCAGAAAGTGACTCACTCTTAAGAGGCCATATATTCCCTGTAGCAGATACAAATTCAGTAATAATTTTTTCAATTAAAACAAATTTTGCATCTAAGACCGAACAAAACTGAAAAACAGCAGCACCATATTCCACAATAGTGGAAGATGAAGCTAATTGAATAAGAAAACATATGACATTACCAGCAAGTGGTGCTTGAACCAAAACCTTTCTAACCTCTAATGTTTCAAAAACATTTGGAATGTCATAGAGTTTAGATTCAGATCTAAGTCTATTTTTCTTCTTCTTTTTAGTCTCCTGTTTCGCTCTTTCTTTTCTAACTAAAACTTGATTCTGTAGAAGTGTATTAGTAGCCGCTAAAAAAGGATCTTCCTTTTCAAGTCTAGCAATACGCTTCTGTTCATCTCTTTTTCTCTGTTTCTGGATTTGTTTCTTCTTAGGATCGATCTGATCTCGAAGATCCTTAGTAGAAATTTTATCCGCAACAGGAGTTTTAGAAGAAATAGATAGGAGTTCTTTTTCCCAAGCTTGTTTTTGCTTGAAAGTAAGTTCTCCCTGTTTTTCTTCAAGATCCAAATATCTATTGTCAACCTTCTTCTTCAATCTGCGTTTAGCAGCTTTATCCGAAGTAGTAACTTTATGGACATGGGTTCCTAAAGAAATTCTTTGTGAAGAAGAAGTCTCTTTACTCTTATAAGTAGCTTTTCTAACCTTGACATTCAAAGGATTCATATCCTTATCATAGGGTAGAGTAGCTTCTTCAAGAGATTTGAGCCTCGACTTCACCATCTTTCGTTGTTTCTTAGAACCAACTCGAGATGTTAAATCTCCAGAGAAATTGTATTCTTCCTCTAGAGAAGTTCCCTTTTTAAGGGGGGTTAAAACATAATTGTTTTGAGCAAGATTGTATACTCTCTTATCGGCATCTTAAACCAATAAAAGGTTGTAATTTTAAAAATAAAATTACTAAAAGGGGTTCAGGTTTTTACACCTGTTTTAATTCAGAAGAATGAGTTTAAGGTCCCTGAGGGACCGGAATTCAAAAAGAACTCCAAAGGGTTGCGATAACCCGGGGGACTGTTTAAAGTCAGTCCAAGACCCTCTGTACTAAAAATGAAGACAACTGATGAACAACACAGTTGTAATAAAATTAGATACAGAGAAACCACTAAAAGTGTCAATGCATTAAAAGCAGATAACACTTAAATAGTGGGCACTCTCAATTAAGAGAGGTCGTTTTTTGTAACAAAAAACTAAAAGAAAAGAGGGGGAAACCTCCACGCAGCCATGCAAATGGCAAAATACGTGTGGTACGGG